CGACAGCCGCTTGGCGAGATCCGTGGTCGGCTGCACCGCCAGGAACGGCCCCGGCGCCTGGTGGATGCAATAGCCGACCCAGTTATTGCCGGCCTCGGTCGCGCCGACCTGAGCGGCTTTCATGAACACGATCCGCCGCGCCGAATGCGATGGCGACAGCGCGTCCATCACCGCCCGCAGATACGGCGTGCGCGCTGTCCGATAACGCCCCGCTTCGGACGCTGCGCGCGAAGAAAGAATACGATAACGGTCCGACCATTCGGAGACCGTCAGCGTCGGATCGGGCGTAAGCCCGCGCGACCAGGCGCGGATGATGTCGGCCGCGCCATCAAAGGCTTCAGCGGAGCTCGACGCGAATGTCCGAGAGCTCGGCAAGATGCTGTCGGACATGCTTGTCGAGAACCGTTTCCGTGAGATGGGCGTCGACACCGAGTTCGGCCGCAATCAAAGCCGCGACGCGCGCCGGCCACTGCACCCATGAATCGCGTTCGCGTCGCGCTAGCGTGAACACGGTCGTCGTCGCCTTGGCGCGGTCGATCAGCTCTCCCTTGAGCTTGCCGAGCCGCAGCCGGCGCTCCTGCGCTTTAATGACCTCGTTTGCCGTTCGCGCTGTGACGTAGTTCATGCCGCCGGCTGTCGGCGGCTCGCCGGCTTCGCGCAACGTATCGCGTACAGCCTCTACGGCTGCCGCAGGTACCGGCTTGATTGGTTCGGCAGATGATCGCGGCTCAGCAGCAGGCGCCGCCGCAGGCGTGGTTTCGCTGTCCTTCCTTGGCGGGCGTTGCTGCGCCGGATCGGTCCGGCGCGTCCATGCCTGGTCGGCCTTCGCGACATCGATCGTGCCGTCGGGTTCAAGCTCGATGCGGCCGGAGGCGATCGCCTTCCGGACGGCATTCTCCGCAATGCCGCGATGGCGGGCGTAGGCTCTGCGCGAGACACCCATGCTGCTCTCGTTCTGCCGGCATGCTGAGAGAGCAGCGCACCTTCAGTTGCTCGCATCCGGCGGTCGAGCCTGACTGCGCTCGCCCGATCAACCGAAGGAGCAATCAATGGCGCGAGTCTCAAAGCCGCATCCAGCCGATGTAGCGAACGCCAACATCGTCGCCGCGGCGGCGCGCTTCGACGTTGCGCTGTTCCTCGGTGTTGGCCGCTACGCGAACGACACCGCGACAACGCTCGAGGAGGCGCGCGCCAAGGCTGATCGCCTTGTCGCCATGCACCCGAACGGCAGGCGTCCTCTGATTTACGGCGTCACGGTCGACGGTCGATCGGGCCTCGTCACCGAAACCAGCATGTCCATGGAGGACCCGATGAAGACCTACGCAAAGAAGTTCAACGCCCAGCGCGCCGCCAAGGCCGCCGGCCACAGCCCCGAAGAGATTGAGATCGTCAGGGTGAAGGACGGCTACACGTTCCGCGTCAAAGACGGCGCGGCCGCCGAGGAAAGCGCCCAGGCGGCCAAGGCCGAACCGACGCCCCGGAAGGGGCGCAAGGGCCGCAAGGCCGCCGGCACGCCCGAGGCCGCGGCGACGCGCCCGCTCGGCAAGCGCGCTTCGATCGAAGCGGCGGCCCGCGAGGGCAAGCTGCCGGCGCCGCCTGATTTTTCCGCCGAGACGCACAAGCGCTTCCGCAACAAGCTGCAGAACGTGATCGACCTCGCCAAGGCCGGTGACCTCAAGGGCCTGCGCGCGTTCGAGATAAATCCGGTCAGCTCAAGCCCGAAGGCGATCGCTCGGTATCGCGACCTCTGCGTTATCGCGCTTGACGCGCGGGCGGGTTGAGGACTCATGCGATGACCGTTGCGATGACGGTCGTCGCGATCTGCCTCGCGCTCGTGCTTGGACAAGCAATCGGGGCAGCCCGCAACGACGCCCTTCCGTGCCAGCGACACCGGGCAAACAGAGCAAAAGAAAGGGGGTAGTTCGCGTTAATGCTGCCGCGTACGGAGAAGTTCCTTGCAGCAGGGAGCTTCTCCTCTTCAGTGCCCGCTCTCGGCGGCGACGCCTGCCCGGTCCAAATCTGCCCGCAGACAACCTGTACCCAGCGGCCTTATATTTGGCGAATGACAGAGTGTTGCGCACCGCCCCCGCTGATCCTGCCGCCGCGATCCGATCGGCTTGCGCTCATCCGTAAGGCTTTCCGGCTCGAATGGTTCACCATCGCCTGGATGACAGTCGAAGCGGTCGTCGCCATCGCCGCAGGTGTGGCGGCGGGAAGTCTCGTGCTGCTCGCCTTCGGGCTCGACAGCGTGATTGAATTGGCGTCGGCCGGCGTGCTCATGTGGCGGCTCTCCGTCGAGCTACGCCACGGCAAAGCGTTTTCCGAGCCTGCCGAACGCATCGCCAGCCGCATCGGCGGCGCGTTGCTGTTCCTGTTGGCGGCCTACGTGACGATCGCAGCCGTGTGGCACCTGTGGAAGGGCACCGGCGAGGAATTCTCATGGCCGGGCTTCATTGTCGCGCTGGCCGCGATCCCCGCCATGCGTTGGCTGGCACATCGCAAAATCGTCATCGCCGAGAAGATCGGCAGTCGCGCGCTCCGCGCCGACGCGATCGAGGCGGTGACATGCGGATGGTTGTCCTTCGTGGTTGTCGCCACCCTCGCGGCTGAGTGGCTCTTCGGCGCTTGGTGGATTGATGGCGTTGGGTCGCTGGCCATCGTGTGGTTCTTGGTCAAGGAAGGACGCGAAGCTTGGTCAGGCGAACCCTGCAAAGCATGTTGCTGAGGGATGCAGCCATAGAGCAATCTGCTTAGCCTCAAGGCTGCGCCGGGCCAGCAACATTCCAGAACAGGACACGCCCTGAGCCCTTCCGCGCCGCGCACAGCTCCCAGGCCTTGGCGTCGTAGTGCGGGTCGCTCGGGAAGGACGGCTTATTCTTCGCCTCGCGTCCGAACGGTAGCGGATAACTGTGAATCATCGCGCCGGCGACCTCGTTCGAGCTCAACGTCCGCCCAACCTGGACCACATGTCGGCGCGCCGTCGGCCAGGCCGCTGCAAGGCCACGCGCAAGCACACCGGAACCGGACGCGCACCAAACTTCGTCGGGATCGATGCCGATCGAACGCGCTGCCGTCGCGATCGCCTTGATGGCTTCCGGCATGTCGACCCCGAACGGCGCGAGCCGCGCGCCGGCATTTCGGCTGTAGTCCCGTGCGCGCGCCTGAACCGTGCTGAGATAGCCGGGCGAGACCTGCATGATCTTGGCGCCGAGCCGCTTCGCCATTAGCGCCCGCGGATGTGGCTGCGCTCGTCTGGCAACGAAGATCGTGGCGCGCTTGCCGAGCTGCGCCGCAACGGTCGCGAGCGCCGTTTGCGCACCGCCTTCAGCCGCGCTCGCATAGACAACCTCGTCGGCGCCGTCGAACAGCAACGGAAGAAACCGCGCCTTGGTCCCGCCGGGAAAAAGATCATCGCGGACGACGAAGACGCCATCATGTTTTATCACTTGCGGCTTCATCATAACTGCTCAACTCCGGTAAGCGCCGGCTCTTCCTGAACCGCAATCTCTCCGAATTCGACGGGGCCGCAGGCTTCGGTCGCGCGACGCGGATCGCCTTTGATGAAAACCAGCACGCTCTGATGCGTGCGCCCGAGCTTGCGCGAGGCGGCGAATTGCTTGCCGGCGCGGATTGGCAACGAACCGACCGCGGTTACGAGGATGGCTTCATTGTACAACCGCGCGCCGGCAGCCTCGAAGGCATCGACCGTGCGGCCCGGCAGGTTGACGTAGCAACCACACTGATCGCGCACGTCGCCGATCACCCACACGGCGAAACGGTCATTCCGTAGTTGGGCCATCGCGCCGGCGATTGTGGCTCGGTAAGCTCCGAGGAAATCGTCGAACGCCATGGTCGACAAGTCCGACGCGTCGTCGGAATACCGTTCAAGGTTCCAGTAGGGCGGGCACGAGAATACGAAATCGCATTCGATGTCGGCCGCGAGCTTTTCGATATCGCGGGCGTCACCGCAACGCCATTCGGGCGAGGGCTGCGCGGCGAGATGCAGCTGCGCCTCGTTGGCTGCAACCTGTTCGGGTCGAAGCTCGATGCCGATGTAGCGCCGGCCAAGCCTCGACGCGACGATGCCGCGCACAGACCCGCCGGCGAATGGGTCGAGCACAATGCCGTCGGCGGGGCAGAACCAGCGATAGGCGATTTCGCACACGACCGGATCGAAGATTGACGTGCCGGTTGAGGCGACTTCCAGAATTGCGACGCTGACCGGATCGAGAGTTTCGGGATCGCGGCTGCCCTTCACGAATGTCAGATTTTCCATTCAGTGTCGCTCAGGCTTTCGCGATCGCCTTACCCCGACCATTGCCGCGGGCCTTTGATTTCGAGTAGTTGGCAGCCGGCAAAGGCGAGCCGCCGGGCGCTGCCGATGGCTGGCCTAATCCAGCTCGATCGAGCGGCATTGGCGCGCCGCCGATCGGCGCGCCGCGACCGAGCTCGGAGCGGATACCAAGATCGATCCAGGCACGCTTGCGGTTCTGCCACCAGCCCTCCCTCGCATTGAGCACCGAGAAGGGCGGGATTCCGAATCGTTCGGCCAATGTTGATGACGCCGAAGTCTGTTCTGGCGTATCGGAGCCGGTCTCCGAACTCGCGCCACCCGCATCGACCTTGATGGCGTCGAGCAGGCTTCCGAGTTCGCCTTCGGCGAAGCCGAGTAACTCAAGATCGAAATCCACGTCGCGCAAAGCCGCGAGTTCGGCGCGCAGCAGGTTCTCGTCCCAGCTCGCGTTCTCGGCAATTCGGTTGTCGGCGATGACTAGCGCCCGCCGCTGCGCCTCGGTCAAATGATCGAGCACGAGCACCGGTACCTCGGTCATGCCGAGGCGTTGCGCCGCGAGCAGCCGGCCGTGTCCAGCGATGATCACGCCGTCGGTGCCGATCAGCACCGGGTTGACGAAGCCGAACTCGGCGATCGAGGCAGCGATCTGGGCGACTTGGTCATCCGAATGCGCGCGGGCGTTTGCCGCGTACGGGACAAGCCTCGCGACCGGCCGGGCTTCGATCTTGAGGTCCATTTATTCTTTGCGCACCTTGGGTATGCGCACCCTGGAGTGCGCACCCTCAAAGTGCGCACCCGGTTTTCATCTCTATCGCTAGGGGGTTCCCGGGCCTTTGCCGCCCGCATACGATTTTGCGCCGGGAAGAACCTACAATTTGCGGCCGAGTGCGGCTTCGACGCCGTCGAATGCGGCTGAATGCGGCAATCCCTTTTTCAAAGCATGAGGGGCAACGATAGCCCGCGCCCCTCGATCATCGAACGTGCGTCCCGCGATCATGCCAAGAATATCGTCGAAAAGTGTCCGAACTCAAAGCCCGAAGTTCAACGTCTTTTGCGGCTTTCGCGCGGTCTAAAGAACGCCTTCGCGTCGCGCTTCGTCGATCGTTGCGGTCACGCCTTTCTTGCGACCGTGCTTAACTCCATGGGTGTACTTGCGATTGAGTCGATTTGCGATCGTGATTAGTGAAGCAACCCAGCGCGCCCACGCCGTTTGGCGCGTCAGCCCCACGCGATAGCAAATCGGTTTCCAGCGCACGCCCTCGGCGCGCATCCACGCAATCCGAGCGTCGTCCGGTTCAAGCCACGCAAGCCAGGTGATCGTCTCCTCCATGTGGCCGATGGCCTGTGGCGAGGGGGCAATCCGCGGCAGGCGCGCGCGCTCGTAGCCGAAGGCTTCGAATGCGCTACGCACGACTGGCGGCCATGCGTTGAAATATCCTGGCACCCGCGTATCAGGCAGCCGCCGCAGAGTTCGAGCTGCCTCCTCGAAGCGCTCTTCGATCATCGAGACCGTCCATTCAGGCATTTCGCGCCTCCTCGCGTTTTCCGTAAAGCTTCTCGCCGATCTGGCGGATGAACTCGCGTTCGGGCCAGGAGAGGCGGTCATCCTCGGCGCTCACCACCAGGATTTTCTGATCGCGCCAGCCGTTACGCTTGACCTGTTCGGGCGAAGGCCGCTCGCCGCCGCATCCTTTCGGCGACCACTTCATCGGGTAACCTCCCGCAAAACCGCGGCGTAACCCGCAAGATCCACGGCGGAGTCGGGGTGGGTGGGATCGTGCGCGAGCCGCGCCAGTTTGAGGTCGATCAGGCACAGCGCGACTTGCGCGGCCGTGACCGGGTGGCCAAGCGTGAGCGACCAACGTGCTGCGATCTTCACCATCAGGACGGCTGGATCGCCGTACGACTTGCGCCGCCTTGCCACCAGGCGCGCGGCGCGTCTGAGCATTTGTTCTCCTGTCATATCCGCGCCTCGCTTGTGCGGGCGGCGTTGCTTGCGGTGCCGGCCAGATCGATCACGGCGCCGATCACTGACGCTGGTTCGGCATTGCCGAGCCGTCCCATGCTCGCCGCAAGCTCGCGTGGCTCAACGCCATGTTGCATGAGGATGGAGACAACGACGCAGGCATCGGCGAGTAGAGCGTCGAGAGCTGAACCCGTCCGAATACCGTGTACGAATACCTCGCCGGGCCTACCGTCTGGATAAAACCCGATTGTCACGGTGAACCGCTGGCCGCCGTGCTCGAGCTGGAAACTATCGGCCGCTCGACGATCGGGAAGCCGCTCCCGAGTCATCGAACGCCTCCATGCGTGTCGATCGCCCAGAGCAGGATTGCGATGGCGTCAGCTTCGTTGTCATCGGCGGGTTTGAAACCGCGATTGCGAACGGCGTCGATGATCGCCGCTTTGTCCGCATTGCCTTTGCCGGAGAGGTGACGCTTGATCGTGCCCACCGGCACGCCCTCGTAAGGTATGCGGTTCTGCTCGCACCAGGCGGTCAAGCTCGCGAGGAATCCGCCGTAGATATGCGCGGCGTCCGTGCCGGCGTGGCGGCGCACCTCTTCGAAATACACCGCGGAGACGCCGGCCGCATTACTCGCAACCGTATCGAGCCAGCCACGAAAACGCAGGTAACGCATGCCGCCGCCGTCGTATCGGCTCGGGCGAAACGAGACTGTGCCGCTCTCGATCGAACCGCCGGCAAGCTGAATGGCCCAGCCTAGCTGGGTTCCCAAATCGAGGGCGAGAACGGATCGCCTGCTGAAAGCCAGCGCACCGCCCGCATTGATGGGTGGGCTTGCATCCGGCGCGGTAGCGGTCAGAGTCGTCAAAGCCATGATTAATCTCCGTCAAAGGGATCGTCGTGGTCAGGGCGGCGACGGCTTTGTTCTTGGCGGAGCTGGCCGTCGTCGCTCGCGAGATCTGTTGGAAGGCTGGCGGCGCTCGCGGCGGGGCGCGCGAACGTTTGCTCGGATCTCTGGAGGTCGCCATCACGGCACCTCCTTCAGCCAATCGGGCGGCTGATCGATCGCCTGGGAGCGTGGGGAACGTGTATTTTGACGTTCCCCGCAACGTTCCCCGCCATAAGTATTTGAATCGGCAGCGTTTGGGGAACGTAACGAACGTGGGGAACGTTTTTGCTCTTCTTTATTATCGTGTACGCGCGCGCGTGCGTAAGGGTTGGAAAAACGTTCCCCACGTTCCCCACGTTCCCCAACGCCCTCAGAATCAGTGGGATAGACCGGGGAACGTTGGGGGGAACGTTGTTCAAGATCGGACTGACGTTCCCCCTTTGTGACGCCGGATGAGTGCCCAAAACGTTCCCCACGTTCCCCGCCTTGCGTTTGGAGGGCGAGCTTCCAGCGGCGAGCTTGATGCGAAACGCCGATAGCTTGAATGCTCACCTCAAGTCCGCCGACGCCGAACACCCGGTCGCGCATGCGGCCGAGTGCCTTGCCAAGCCGGGTTCGCTGAGAACGATCGCCTCCCGTACCGAGCGGCAGCGGCGGTTCACAGACAAGCGCAAGCTCGTAGAGATCCGTGGTACCGACTTCAGCGGTGCCAAAGCGGTTCCACCATTGCCCAACGAAGACGCGCCAGACCGCGCCCTCGCCGTCGGAAGCTTCGAGCATCTCGTCGATGTTAGAGAGGAAGCCCGTTACGCCGATCGCCTCGAGCATGCCGCCCATGACCGCGGCCCAATCTTCAAAGCTGCCGATGGTCTTAAGGGACCTTGGCTTGCCGGCCGCGATCCAGGCGCGGCAAAGCGTGAGACACGCGCCGACGAGCCGGGCTCGATTGGCCTGCACCCACAGCATGAGGTTGGGATGGCGAAAGCCGCCGCGGCGCCAGGGTTGATCGATGCGAGCATCGAGGCGGATGCGCACCAAGCGGCGCGACATCTCGCCGGAGAATTCCGGGTTGTTTCCGGTCGCGATCCAGATACAGCGGATTGGCAGCCGCGTCGTTTCCGAGATGCCTAGCACGCGGTCTTCCCAGAACGGAGCGGTGAGCGCTGCGGCGAGTGCGGAAGAGTCGAGCGGCCGGCGAAGGTTGTCGATGAGCGCGATCGATGGGATCTGGCGGAGCTTCGCGGTGAGCCGCTTACGCCATTCCTCGTCATCGCTGCCCTCGGTCATGACGCTTGCGCGGCTGCCGGTCACGATGAGGCAAATCGCGTCGACCACCAGGGTCGCGCCGGTGCCCTGGGTGGGCTTCTCGATGAGATGCAGCGGCGTCGGCCCATCGATCATGGCGCGCACGAAACCGAGGAGAAGCAGCTCCAGAGCATGCGCGCGTTCGGCTTCGCTCGTGAACGGGAAATCGCCAAGAAGATCGTCAAGCAGTAGTGAGCGCGCCGCGGCGATTTCGGCGGGTGTCGGGTTTGCGGGTGGTGGCGGGATGAAAAAGTCTTTCGGCGGATCATACAGGAGCCGCGCGGCCGCATGATAGCCGGGCTCGGTGATGAGCTCGCCGTTGCGGCCGAACACCGGCGTGGTGGCGATGCCGGCGAGGACCGGCAGCGACGGATCGGGCGTTGCGAGTATCGATTTGATTACGCCGGCCGGCGGATGGGCGGGAACGAGCTCGCCGCCCCGCGAGAGCTTTCGCCAATCGATGAGCTGCGCGAGCATCGAGCGCATGCGATCCTCCGTGAGCGGCTGCGCCATCGGCAGGCCGTCGTCGTCGCGCACCGCCCAGGCTGGGCGGCCTCCGGAGCGAAACAGCCATGGCGGCTCGTTCGCAGCACGTAGAGCCTGCCAAGTCTGGCGAGTAGCATGCGCCAGATCGCCGTTATCGGCGCGCAGCTGCGGGCGCCGGCGCTCAGCCAAAAACAAGCCGATCGGCATTTGACTGCCGCTTTCCGCCTTGGTGACGGTGTCGCCACCGCCCGCGTTCGCGGTCCACTCAGCGGCTTGTTCGACGATAGCTCTCACGGCATCGGAGCCGTCGCGCAGCAACACATCGTTGAAATCGTCGCCTTCCTGCGGTGGAAGGGCGATCCACACGCGGCGCCCTTCCATCGCGAATTTTTGTGCCGCCGCTTCGGCCGCCCGGTCGCCAGCCCGCGAGGCGTCATGATCGGCAAGGATCACGACGCGCTGTACTTCCGCCGGCAGCACAACTTGCTCGAGGTTCGAAGCAGAGAGCGTCGCCCAAACGGGAAGCTGCGGACATGCAGTCATAACCGCGAGTGCTGTCTCGATGCCTTCAGCAAGTCCGACGACACCGCCGGCAATTTCGGCAAGGCGCACCGCGCCTCCAGCCACAGGGCCGAGCATTTTGCGCGGATTATCGAGTGGCGCCTTTGCCGATCCATCGTCGGCGAGATAGGTGCGATGAAGCGCGATGCAGTTGCTGGCGTGGTCGCGCACGACGGCCACCATGCCTGGAAAGCCGCGGCGACTATCCCAGTGGGTCAGGTCCGGATGAAACAGGAGGTTGGGGCAATCCGGCACAGGCAAAGCGCGCGCGGTCAAATATAGTTCTGCCGGGGTGCCCGCGATTGGCCTTGTGTTTGACAGGATGAACTCGATCTCTCGGCTGCGGTCCTTTGCGGCCGGACGAGCGGCGATGCTTGGAGCTTGACGTTGCGGAAGCGTGCCGGGCTTGAGGCCAACTATTTCAGCTGCATAGGCAAATAGCTCGCGCCCCGTTAGCGCGGTCGCATGCTCAAATGTGCTGAGCGGGCCGCCGCCATCGCCACCATCAAAATCGATCCAATCGCCGGCATGCTCGCCGGTGAGCGCAATCACGCATGAACCATTTTTCCGGGGCGCATGGCCCTTGATGTTGGCGAGCCGCCACTCGTCCCCATTGCGGCGGCCGTTCGGGAAGTGCCGCGGAACCCAGCTTGCCGCCGTCTCGCGCAGGCGCAGAACGATATCGTCGAGATCGAAGCGGACCGGCGTGACGGTGGCGTCGTTGAGATCAATCAAGGATCACCAACCCTTTCTCGGCGCGGGTGATCGCGGTGTAGAGCCAGCGCGCGCGATCCTCGGGTGTGCGCCCGAGGCCATCGTCGTAGACGATCACGTTTTCCCATTGAGAGCCTTGCGATTTGTGGCCGGTGATCGCGTAGCCCCACACCGTCTCGATTAGCGCCTTGAGGTCTCGCCAGTCGCGCTTAATGCGCTCGCGGTCGTATTGGACGTGATCGTCGAAATGCCCTTTGTAAAAGCGCTGGCGTCCGGGAATTTTGGTGCCGTCCTCGGTGCGTATGGTTGCGCTGAAAGCGAGGGGGCCCTCCTCGCGGATCTCGTCGAACTCGACAAACATGCCGTTGACGAGGCCGAGATCGTTGCGGTTCTTCAGGCAAATGATCTTTTCGCCTTTGCCTGAGGGATAGACACCGTCGAAGCCGGCGGCGCGTTTCATCGCGGTGTTGAGGTTGATCCGCGTCGCGTTCTTGCCGCAGATCACCTGGCCGCCGCGGAGCATCTGGTCGGGCGTCACCGCGTTGCGCGGCATCTTCCAAACATGGCCATCGTGCCCGCCGTAGGGAATCGGAATGCCCTGGCGGGCCATGGAGGCGAGGCGGATGATGGCGCTCTCGCCGGCCTGGCGATGGATTTCGGTGAGCATCACGTCAGGCTCGGCTTGGGTGAAGGCGCCTTCGCCCTTGATTGGCGGCAGCTGCCCGGGATCACCAAGCACAAGAATTGGCTTGCCGAAGGCGATCAGGTCGCGCGCCATGTCGGGCCCTACCATCGAGACTTCGTCGAGCACGATCAACGCCGCGTCGCGCACGATCGACTGCTCGTTGAGGACGAAACGCGGCTTGTGGATGTCGTCGAGCCGCAGTTCAAGGCTCCGCAGGCGGGCCTCCTCGAGGAAACGATCGGCCGGGCCGAGTGAGTTCAGCTTCTCTCTGATTGTCGCAATATTGCGTTTGACTTTCTCGATCTCCTCCTGGGTTGCTTCCGAAACCCGATAGATCAGCGAGTGGATGGTCGATGCGGGTGTGCCCTTGCGGGTCATCACCAGCGCCGCCTTGCCGGTGAAGGCGGCGTACATCACGCCGTTCGCGCCATCCGAAAGACCGAGTTCGGCTATAGCGTGCTTGGTGATCGTCGTCTTGCCGGTGCCCGCGTAACCGAAGACCCTGAACACCTGCTGTTCTCTGGTGCGGCCGGTGAACCAATCCTTGATGTCGCGGATGGCCTTGGCCTGAAGTGCAGACGGGGCAAAAGTCATGACCACGCCTCCCAGCAACGGGCGGCGTATTCGCAATTGCGGCAGAGATAGAAGTCCGCATTTGCAGCTATGCGCGGCGGCAGTTCGCCGGCTTCGGTAGCGCAAAGGATGTCGACCGCCTTGTCGGAGAGCGATTGCGCCTCAGGCGGATCAAACAGCACGATTTCGTGGAATAGCTCTTGGCTGTTCTTGTTCAGCGCCGTGAATAAGGTCTGACCGACCTCCATGTAGGCCATGTAGATCTGCGCCTGCGCGAAGTAGATGGGCTTCGATGCCCGCAGTCCGCGCTTCACCAAGTCGGTCCAGGACTTGGCATTGAGCGCCTTGTGCTCCCAGAGAGCCGGCCAGCGCAGGCCGATATTGGGCCCAGCGACGATCACGCCGTCGATGTGACCGCGCAGGCGTCCGCCCGCAGCGCTAAATCCGAACTGGCTACCGTCCCGCTTGCGAGTACGAAGATCGAAGCCGGCAGCGCGCAGCCAGTCGATCGTGAGCTCTTCGAAGCGGTGACCGGCGTCGAATACGCGCAAGATTGCGCCATCAAAGTCCCGGCCGGCATCTTTAGGCGTGTGGGTGATCTCGTAGGCGAGCTTGCGTGAGCACGGCTCGCCGATACGGCTTGCACCGAGATAATTCCGCGGCGGTTGCGCACGATTGCCGCGGACGAGGGCCGCATCGATCTGCGCATTGATGGAGGCGCTGACCGTTGCCGCAGGCCTGCCGCCGTACACGAACCCTGAACCGTGATTGAAGTCGACCAGAGTCATGGCAGAGTCTCAGAAGGGAATTTCGATATTGTCGTTGAGGGCCAGGCGTCCCATCGCCTCCTGAAATCCGTCGACGCACGCCTCGATGATGCGATCGATCTCTTCCGCCGACCGATCGTGAAACGACGGCATCAAGCCGAGTTCAGTCAGAATCTCTGCAAGGTTACGGCGCGCGGTCTTGATGGCGCGAGCCTCCATCCCTGTCTTGTCAATCATTCCGTTGTTCCTGTTGGCCATGGCGGCGCCTGCATCGAGACAGCGCTTTGAGCAGAACACGTAGGTCGGGAAGCGATCGGGCTTGAGTTCATGGGTGTAGAAGAAGCCGCGTGAGGTTCGTGCACAGATCGCGCAGGGCCTCACACCAGGAGCAACATCGAGAGCTTCTGCGACTCGGGCTCGTCGGGTTGCTCTGCGATCCGCCGCGAGGCCAGCACAATCCATCGGCTGATCGCGGCCTCTGCCATGCACTCGAGCTGCAAGAAGGTCAGGCTGCGGATCGGCCGATCGAGACGCACCGATCCTTCGAGCCATTCGCCAACGGCGCCCGCGCATTCCGCCCTCACGTGGTCGGCCCACTCGTCATCCGGTTTTCGCGCCCGCGGTTTTGCTTTGGCACCCACGCCGTTAGCCATTTAGCCAAGCGGGGCCTACCGGCTGAGTAGGCGCGCTCGGCTTCACACCCGGGGATGCCGCTTGGCTCCAGGCCGGCCGTTGTTGCTGATTGGCACCAGCGTGCGCGGTCGCTGCGGCCTTCTGGGCGCGATGCGACGGAGAAGGTTGGATCACTTCGCCGCGCATGATCGCCTGCCATTCCTTCTCATTCGGCAGCACCACGCGATCGAGCTTGTTCTTGTCCTTGTATTGGGCGCTCTGCTCGACCGCGATCTTGGCCACGAACGTGATGCCGTTGAGATCAGCGAGGCCACGCAGCACCCGCTTTGCCTTGGCGGCATCGCTCATGTCGTCGGGCATCAGCCCGAGCGCGCTGTCGATCATGGCGCGGAATGTACTTTTCGAGATCTTCCAGCCGATCGAAACGCCATTCTCGTCGACCTTGCCGCCCTGTACCGTGAACATCTGCCAGAACTTGCGCTTTGCATGCGGACCTTCGGTCACGGTGAATTCGCAATCGAGCATGAGCACGTCACTGGTTGCGTCTTTGGGTGCCTTCAGGAGGCACTGGTCGATCTCGCTTTGCCCGTCGACTCCACCAGGCCGGATCGCCATAGAGACCTTCGCAAACGTTCCGTCGGGGATGATCTCACCGCTCATCTGCGGTTCGGCATCGTTCATGTCGTAGGTCATCGTGTGTGTCCTTTCGCGGTGTTGATCTTGTTGAGAAGGGCGCCGAGATCCGGCGGCTCGGTCACATCAAGCCGACCGCTGCGGTCTTTGGCGGGGAGTCCAAAGGGATTGCCGGCCTGGCAGACGATGCGGCGTAGCTCGCCACGCTCGGGATCGTGACGGAGGTTGTCGCCATCGGCCGTGAACAGGCTCATGGTGACGACCTCGTCGACAATGCCGGGCAACTCACGCGCCGCCTTGCCGCCTTCCATCTGCGGCTGCCAGGTCACGCGGTTGAAGTCGTCAGTGACCTTTTCCAGGATGCCGACGAAGATCACGGTTTTGCCCGGCGCGTGCTGCAGGTGCTTGAGGAGCCCAATCACCTCGCGGGCAAGGAGCCCGTAGGCACCGCGGGTATCGGGCTTGCCGGTCTTCTCGCTGAATGCTTCGGGTCGCGTCTTGGCCCAAGCAAATGTCTGCCGCGTGAGGTCGGTGATGGAGTCGACGAAAATGATCCGCTTCGCTGCGATCAATCGAACAAGGTCCGGATAGCCCTCGGCGACGTGGCGGTAGTGGCTTTCGCAGAAGACGGTGTTCTCGTCGGCCGCAGGATTGATGCCGCCAATCAAACAGGCGATATCGATTGCATCGGCGAAGGTCCGTACCGGAATGCTATCGCCGGGCCAGTCCTGCACCGACTTCATTCCGGCTTCGAGATCGATGCACAGGGTTTCGGCGGGTGGCAGCGTCTTGAGCAGTGAAGTCTTCCCGCAACCCGACGGGCCGAAAATCACCATAGTGGTCTTCGTGTTCGCCGACGCCAGGCGCTCGTCAGCGGTGATGATCTTGAGCGCCATTGCAGGCCTCCGTTGATTGTTGGCTGTGACTGCGACGATCTCTCAGCAGGACCGAAGCGCCTCGCTCGATCAGATCGTCCGGGTGTTCGAGAAATTCGATATCGGCGTCTTCGAATGCCACGCCAAGCTTGAGCTCGACATCGCCGACAAGTGCGAGCCGCTCGAATGGATCAAGCCGCCACAGCTGATCGTCACGTCGTGGGAATTTTCCGAAACGTTCGAAGAAGCTGAGATGGACGGCATTGGTCGCGATTGCATGCGCCTCGCGATGTCCATCAAGGCGGAGCGGTGTGCTCATCGGCCCGCTCCCGAATGCGACGTTCTGCGGTTGGCCGGCGCGCGCTCCCGCGAAATGAGCCACTCTCGAAACGCGTCGGCGCGGTAGAGGACCTGGCGTCCGATCCGGACGCACGGAGGGCCGATCCGCCGCGTTTCCCAGCGCTGAAGAGTGTCGACCGTAACGCCGACTTCCTCGGCGACGCGAACGCGCGTTAGCCAGCCGTCAAGCAGCGCAGGAGTGCTGGCCGGATTCGGTTGATTGCTTGGCTCGTCCATTGCTCGTTCCGTGCGAAGCGCTTCGATTTGCGCTGCGCCGATACCAGCATCAGAGCGGTCGGAAGGGGGAGGCGGAAACCGGCAGAAACCGGCAGAAACCCGGCAGAATTCGGAAAAGCGCGAGGTCTCAGGCTCTTAAGCGTATCACCAGGAAAATGGCCGCGAAAATCACCGGGGACCGGCGGAATACCGGCGGAAATAAAAATGCCGTGGGCGAAGCTGGCTAGGCGGACCGCGGCGAACGGCCTCAACCGAAAATCAATGCCGCAGCAAGCGACCGCGCAACTCCGGGCGCAGCATGAGGCTTGCGGTCATCGCCACGCAGACGAAGACGATGATGCTGCGGAGTGAGTCGGGATCGTCGATAGTCAGCGAGAACGTCGGCTCGTAAAGCACGACGGCGCCGACCGCGGCTGACAGCCACGTGCTTGCAACGGCAAGGAGGCTGCCGAACTTGAGACCGATCACGACGATTGCCGCGAGATAGAAGAAGATCGCATGCGGCGAAAACTGCTCGCCGCCGAATAGGTGCAAAACCGCTGTGATGAGCGCAACGCTGCCCAACATCATTCCGAGCCCGACGAGGGGCAGCGACAAGTTGCGACGGAGGCGCGATGTGGTTCGCGCCGGCGCTGTTACGCGGCCGAACCTCGGGCGCGGGTCCTCGCTAACAAAGCTGCGGACGTGGCCGATAATGTCGATCGCAAGGCCATCATTCACGTCGCACTTGCAGTCTTCGGAAAGCCGAATCGGCGGTGCCTTCTGCCAACGCGGATCGTTCGATTCGTAGTGCAGCTCCCACGCGCCGTTGACGAAATGGAGCCGCGCAATGAGCGCCTTGATCTCACCGCCTCGTCGTTTTTCGAAGACAACCAGATCATCTTCGACCGGACCGGCCGGTCGAGAGAGATTGTAGTCGACGTAAACTGCAAAACTTCCCGGAGGGATGGTCTGATCGCAGACGTGCCCGCGCACTTCAACTGCCAATTGCTCGAGTCCTTGCAGATCCACACGTGACACGACCTGCAACGTCGACACGCCGCTGTCAGCGGCGACCATTGCCTCACGCATTGAGATACCTTCCCGCCATACCTCACCCTCAACTATTCCAATGATGCGCGCGCGATTCGTGTCAAGCGGAGCGCCGATCTCCTGTTGATTTCTCACAAGCGAGCGGAACGGTTCACCACGGCCGTAGCGCAACCAATCGACGTTGGCGCCGAGAATTTCCGCAAGGGCATCGAGATGCGAGTCGGGCGAACTCGCCCGCCCGCCCGTGCGCCACCATTGCGAAGGCAGTCCCGGCGACACGCCGAGCCTTCGGGCGAGTTCGCGCACCCCCATGCCGCGCTGCCCAAGTGCCCATTGGATGCGTTTAGCTGGGGTGTCCATGCGCTCTGATACGCTTAGCAGACGCGGAGATTCAACAGGCGAATCACTGGCATCTGCTCATGTCCACACCAGTTTTCCATCGCCGGCGGAACAAGAGCGGTTCCAAAAGTGCTCGATTTCGATGACCTCGCCTGCGAGGCGCACGTTGCGCGATCTGTCGATTGCTTGACAATGCGGTCCTAATGCATAGCGTTGTTAATCGCGATTCGAAAAACGCTCAACCGGGGGAACGTCGCCAATGCCGCTGCCGCCGAGGCCCTTTCATGTCCTGAGTGACGTCGCAGTTCGTTGGTCGGCCTTGCCGATCGACATCGTCGGGTGGGCAACGGACGGACTGCTGAAGCTATCGGCGGCACTACCGCCAATGCGAACAGCTTCGTGGCGGATGCTTTCCGATGTCGTTGAAATCGCCGGTAGCGATGTCATGCCGTTATTCAGATCTGATGGAGCGCATCTGGAGAACGTCTCTATCCGGCGCGTCCGCGCACACGGCGAGGCGGAATGGCAGTGGATTAGCGAACCGCTTGAGGGTATCACGATCACTGCGCCGGAAGTGCTCGTTACACATGCTGAGGTCGAGCGCTTCGAGCGACAGTACGAAATCGGTGGCAGCCCCGCAGCTCGCGAATTAACCCATTCGAGTCGATCTGAGATCCGACGTGCGGCAAGTCCCGGCGCGCCGCCACGCTATAACTGGAATGCCTTTGCGGGCGCGGTCGCGCGACGTATCCACGACCAGGGCATGCCGGCAAGCCAAGGCGAGTTGATCCGCGACATGCTTGATTGGTTCGGCACAACATTCGACGCCGTGCCGGACGAAAGCACCGTCAGGCGCCGTGTGCAGGCGCTGTGGCCGGTGCTCACAAAGAGTGCTTGATTGGGCAATCCACGTAGGCAAAGCGCGGGCACTGCGTATTTCAACGGGCTCACGCAAGGGCTGCTTTCGGCACGGCGGGCTCTCCGCTCTCGGCATGGTTGTTCGAAACGAGCTTCAGCTTCGGCCGCAGCATCTCGCCAACCTGGTTGAGACCGACGCGAAGCGGGTCGTCAAAAAGATGGGCATAACGCTGCGTTGTCTGCACCTGCGTATGGCCGAGCAATTTGCCAATCATCGGCAGCGACATTCCGCCGGAAACCAGCAGTGACGCAAAGGTATGGCGAAGGTCATGAATGCGCACATCCGTAAGCTCGGCCTTCTTTCGCACGTCGTGCCAGAAACGCTTGATCTCCTGGACGGGCTTACCGCGCGCATCGCCTGGAAAAACCCAGGGGCAATTCTCTGGCACGCGAACGCGAATGGTGCGCAACAACTGAACGGCTGCGCCTGAGATTG